CGATGTACACGACCTTCATCTTCAGCTTCACCGAGCTGTCGACCGCGATCCCGCACGCTGGCGGCCCGTTCGCGTACGCACGTCGCGCCTTCGGGCCGACCGGCGGTTTCATCGCCGGCTTTGCGACCTTGATCGAGTTCGTGTTCGCGCCGCCGGCCATTGCGCTGGCGATCGGCGCGTACCTCAACGTGCAGTTTCCGGCGGTCAACGCCAAGTACATCGCGCTGGGCGCATCGGACGCCGAAGTCGACATGCGACTCGACCCACCGAGGTCAATGGGATGGCTGAAGCTCCTGACCGGACGTGCCGATCCGGGTAGGTTCCCTCCGGCTGGCCAAGTGGTCGCAGGCTTTCGGCCGCCAGGAGTTCCGGGTCTGTCGGTTATCGCTGGCGGACCTGCCGTACGAAGCGCGCGCATCACTACCGCATCCCAGAGAGTCGTACGAGCGCGGATGCTGCCCGCTGCGCATGCACTTGCATGCGAGCATCGCCGACCTTCATCCCGGTGAGGCGCAAGTGGGCTGCACAGTCGTGCTGCTTGGTATTGGTTCTTGAAATCCGCTTTAGCGCATCCGCGGACAGAAGCCGCCGTGGCGTTGTGTGTGGTCTGCCAGCCCAACAGCACGTGTCGAATGGAATGTTCAGGCGTTCGAACACCTCGGCTTACATCACCGCGTCCGATCTCTGGTCTACCGGTGAAACGATCCATATCCCCGTCGACGGCTCGCTGATCGATCCCGATTATGTGGTTATGGCGACGAACCTTGTTGGCGCAAAGCACCCGTAGCACCGAGCCACAGAGCTATGGAGACTTCATGGATAATGGCGATCATCCATGACAGCCGGAATGTCGAAACCGGTTACGGGGGAGCGGGATAGGTCACCATGACGTATGGGCATACCGCTCGTGACGCCCGGCCGCCGCGGGTTGGGCAGCGTTGGTCAGCGACGCGGTGCCCTTACTGCCGACACCGGCCGACAGGACCGATGTCAACACCGAAATGGCCGTAGCAGTGGCCACGGCGGCCAACGCCTGCCCCCAGTCGAGGTGCAGAATGTCGACCCCATTCAACGTGAGGGTGGCCAGCAGCGACTGCGCGCATGTTTTCAGCGCGCGTTCGGCGGCGTCCTTGAGCCAGAAGAGAGTGAACACGGATTGTCCTTCCAGGGGTTGTGCGGATTCCACGCCGATTGGGCGCAAACACAGCTGCGTGTGTGTTACGCACGCAGGTAGTCGATGGCTGGGCCGATGTTGTAGTTCACGTGCGGGCCGGTGCCCCCGGCGAAGAACATGCCCGCGTCGAGCATCGCCTTGAATGCGCCCATCGCCCCGGCCAGCGGCTGCTGCGCAACCTCGAGGAACTGCTCGAGCAGTGTGTCGGGGCCGATGAAGAACTTCTCGCCGCGCACGATCCGCCATATAGCCGTCTTGTCTTGGCCTGCGGCGTCGGTGGTGCCGCCGGTGGCGTACATGTCGCCCGCGTGGGCGTAGTCGCGCCACCACGGCGGGGTGTCGTGCAGCCGGTCGGTAATGTAGGCGACACCGGCGGTGTTGGGTGCGGCCATCGGAGCACCCGGATCGGGGTAGCCGTGCCCCTGCTCGCGGGACGGGTTGCCCCACGTCACCGCCTTGAGCATGTGATCTTTGACCCAGTTCAGCGCCCCGTTGTCGGGTTTGATGTCGAACTCCCACGTTTCGCTGGTGACCACCGCGCCCTGGCTGTATCCGGCTAAACCGGCACCGTTGCGCTCGACCTGCTTGCGTAGCTGGAATCCCGGCTCGTCGCGATTTAACTGGGCGCGCAGTTCGGCTTTGCCCGCATTGATGCTTGGGCTCATCGGGAACGGCTGGGCGGGATACCCGATCGGCTGCCACCGCCATTTGTCCTCGACCGCGCGGGCGGTGTCGGCGTCGGGGCCAACCCACCACGGCACACCGGTGCCGCAGACGGTGAACAACACCGGACGAGTGTCCGGGCCGGGCGGCCGCTGCAGGTAGCCCATGACGTACTTGGTTTCGAGGTTGATCACGCCGGGCGTGTATGTGCCGCTGGCAAGCTCGCCGTCCTGGTTGTAGCGGCCCTGCATCTGGGCGACGGCGGTGACCAGTTGCGGGTCGTAGATCGGGGTGTCTTCCAGCGCCTTGGCGTAACTGAATTTGCGGCGCATAAAAGCCTTGAGCAGTCGGGTTTCCTCAGAGACGTCGCCGAGGCCGAGCCCGACGTACTGCCCGCCGATTCTCATGATGCCTCGCCGTCGAGTGACCACACCTTGTCGCGCAGCGTCATGCCGTTCGACTGCCACGCCGGGTCGCCGGGGCCCAGTTGGGCGACGATCCACTCTAGGAGGTCACGGTCGGTGAAGTCCTTCGGGAACTGCCTGGCAGGCGCCGGTGCGGGTGCCGGTGCGGGTGCGGGTGTTTGGTTGGAGTACTTCGCAACCGAGGCCGCGAACACATCCCACGGGAAGTTCGGGCCGACGTCGGTGTGGCTGCCGTCCTTGAGTACCTGCGTCACATACTGGTGGTCGGAAATCCCCGGCGTGCTGTTGTATGGCGGCGCAACAACTCTCGTGCTGATGCCATAGTGCTTGCAGTCCTGCACCGCCAGGTAGGCGGCGACATCGATGGCCCGTGATTGCGTTAGCCATTGGTCGCGTGACCAGCCGGCCCGAGATCCGGCGAAACACAAGTTGATCGACCGGTTATTCGCCGACAGCACCGACCAGGACGCGTCGTCGGTGTCGACGACGTCGACCACGGTGACACCGTGGTCGTGGTAGTCCTCGGACACGGTGTAGTGGTAGGACACTTCGTTGGCCGGGTTCTGCAGGAACCGGGCGAGGCTGTCGGCGTTGCCGTCGCCCTCCTGGGTGTGCAACAGGAACAGATCAACCGTGCGGCCGCCGCGGCTCGAACAATTCGGCGACCACATCGGGTATTCGTTGTAGTCGGGGCGATCTGCCGTGGGTGTGCCTGCTGACAATCGGTCGTAGAGTTCGGCCGCTCGCGCGGTGTGGCGCTTGATCTCCGTCAGGTAGGCCTGGCGCCCGTTGCGATACGCCGCGTCGGCTGACGGCTCACCGGGCCGCTGTTGCAGCCAGAAGATGTTCAGCCAGATGTCCGGTGACGCCCCCGGGCTGCGCCGCTTCACGTCGAGCCGGTCGAGGAACGCCCAGATGTTCTCCTTCGGGTCGTCGCGGCCGGGATAGCTGGCGTCCTGCTGATAGATACCGCGCCACAAGCCGTTAGGGCTCACCGCGCTCGGGCGTAGCCCTGACTCCTGAATGCCAGTCGAGACGCACGCGATGCCTTCATCGCGGGTGTAGCCGCGGCGTCGAGACTCGCCGATGATCGCGGCGCCGACGTCGTCGAAGCTGGATTGCTGTGTGAGAGAAACCTCATATGCGATAAGGCTTTCCGCCTTGTCGACAATTTCGACCATGTCGTTCAACTCCTTGATTGCGTGGCCGTTGTTGCGGGCCGAACAACCACCGCTGTCGCTTGTGGTTGCTGACTCATCTGACGTCCTTCACCAGCGTCGGATATCGTCAACCGACGCTGCTAGGCTGCGGCCGACGCCTTGGCGGATCCTCAACAGATTCTTGCGAAATTCTTGCGGCCAGCCCGGTGTGGCCTGGGCGGTCGACATCGCCGCACGGATGACTCCCATGTGCTCGTGGGCGGCCAGTGCCCCCGTCGGTGATCCCGACACGCCCGGCGCTATCCCCCCTGGTTTGTGGGCAGCCCGCAAAAGGGTTGTCGGCCAACCCGTTACCAACCGGGTCGGCGTCGGGCGCGGCCCTCGCCGTAGCCCAAGGGCCTCACCTAAGTGGTTTGGGTCGGAATTTCGGTGACGTATTTGTGGGTGGCGGTTAGGCGGCTGGTGTGAGCTGGGTGTTTTCGTGGGCGGTGATGCGGTCGAGTAGATCCTCGAGGTCGGCTTTGGTGAATTTCCATTCGAATGGTGTGGCGATCTGCTGGTAGTACTCCTGGAAGTCGAGCAGTCTGTTTTCGACCTCGTCGAGATTATGGAAGTCGTTGGGCGCGACGACTTTACGCTGGACGACGGAGAAGTAGATCTCCACTTGATTAAGCCAGGAC